TCCATCTGCAAACAACTCCTTTCTTGATATTTTATTTATCACATCAGCGTTTAAGCTGTTGTAACCCTGCACGTAACCTTGCTAAATTATCATTTGGCTGTTGCCCTTGATTAATATCAGGCTGAACAGTTCCGCCGGATCCCTGTAAATCACCGACTATATTTTTTACTTTGTTAAGATCTACACCAGCAGCCTTAGCAATAAATCCAGCCATAGGATTATTTAAATATCCATTGACCTTAGTAACAATGTCTGAACTAACACCATTCTTAGCCAAAGCGTTTAGCGCATCACCCTTACTATTGACCTTGTTCGCTACATTCATCGCCGTCGCCCATGCTTCCGCAAGGCGGTTCGTGTCCTGCTGGTTTAGTCTCAGCATTTGTGCTACAGCTTGTGGATTGATCATTTTTAAGCACCTCGATTTCACGCTTCATATTCTGCATTTCTTTCAACATATCTGCCATAAGCTGGGTCTGTTCCTGCTGTATCTCTTCCGACGTTTTCGGTGGAGTGATTACTTTAAGTTCAACAAGCTTGTTATAATATTCATTACTGATTTTTTCTAACTCATCATACGCACTTTGAGTAACTCCGATCCTCTGCCGGTTTCCGTAAAAATCAACCTGAATAATATTTGTTCCATCTACAATGCAAGTCATCGTTTGTGGATATGTAGTAAGTACAGAACTGCTTGTAATTCCTAAATTCATATTGCCACTCATAGTCTTGCCTCCGTTCATTTATCTTAACTATATTATCCGTTAAATCGGCCCTTATAATCCCTCAATATTCCCTCATAATTCCCTAAAATAAAAAAGACGCTTAACAAAATTGTTAAGCGTCATAATTGTATGTTATAATGTTTTTCGAGATAGTCAGTGTGTTGGCTTCCCTTACAGGGGGTGATAGCTATTGTCAACTTATGAAGCGTTGTCTTTGATGATTGCTTTTAGTACGTTAATAGCTATTGTCATTTTAGGCTGTAAATAGCCATGAAATAAGCCGCTAACACCAGTGGCGCGCGGCTTCCTTTCACGTTTTACGATTATGAGGGAGAGCCAGCGTGCGACCACTGACTATCTCTTTTTGTCTATTATATACTACTTTTTTACGGATTGCAAATTTCCTCATGAGTGTTTTATTTCTAAAATAAAATGTGATATAATTGTGAAAAGTGAGGGTAAAAAAATGATAGATTCTGTAAAATTTATTAAAATATTATCCAAGGATATATCTACTATTTCTTGTGATGAGAGTCAAAATATATGTATTTTGACTTCTTCAGATGGAATTAGTAAACCTTATTTAAACTTTATTGAAGAATACATATGTATAAAAACCTATATGGTATATAAGATTTTGGTGGATTCCGACTTTTTAAATCATAATGATGTAATACGAGATCAAAATACATTATTGGATGTACTAATATCCCAAACAATATATTTTCTTAGAGAAAATACATTGTTGTTTCCTACCTCATTATTTTGCGATAACGTTGACAAGAAAATATTAAACCGGGTTCAAGGTTACATGCAAGATTGTTGTGGACATTTTTCCATCACAGTATCTTTTCTTCAAAACTTGCCAGATCCTTTGAGGAATAATATAGATGTAGCATTATTATCTGGATTTATTCATAAAAGAAATGAAATAATAATAAATGATATAGAACACATTATTAAATTTAGGAGTGCTGAAAAAAAACAAACAATAATACGATTATTTTTCCCGAGAATAAATCTCTTTCTTGAGATTTTTATAGTTTTTAGCCTTTTTTTATTGATACCAGTATTATTAAATCATTTAATTGATAATCCAAATAAAAAAATATATTATGCATATGCTTATATATGCTGGGCAATACCAGCTCTACTAACTTATATCGATTTATCTAATCTAGAAATAAAACGTAAATCTAGTTTTATGAAAAACGCTATTAGAGTATGGGCAACCTTATTTGCCTTATTTTGTGTTTATATAATTTTCGGCTTAGAAGTTATTTCGAATTGATAAAATAAAACCGCTATCTGTTGAAAACGGCATGAGCCATTCGGGCTTCTCGTTTCCAATCAGTTTAGCGGTTTTATTTTTATTCTTTTAAACTGTACTTTTCGTTTGCCATAGTAGCAATCCTTATAATGTCCTGTTGGTACTTATCCATTTGCGCCCGTTTCTCCTGAGCAGACAACTTAGGATTATTAAGTATTGTCTGCCGTTTTTTATTAAGCGCACGCACTTTTTTCATTGCATTTTTTAAGCCATTCCAGTTTTTAGCATTTTTACCTAACTTACCATAGGCATTAAACTCTTTACTGGTATCATTATAAAGCTGATAGAAATCCTCTATATTCTGGCTTCGTTTACCAGGCGTATAACCGAACCGCCCAATAATAGGCTGTTCATTCATATATTTAGCGGGCAACTCATTTTCACGGCCCAAAGCATAATCACCAATCATAGCATTTAAAGTAACAGCCCCGGTAGCACCTACATTCTGGATCAAGTTATCAATTTTCTTCGGAGAGACATTCAAAGCCTGACCAAGTTTTATTGCAGTCATACTTGTATAAATATCATATTGTTCTTTATCTGGTAAATTCTGCAAACTTACAGGTATGATATTCTTTTCCGTAAAGAAATTATAAGATGACTGCCATTCTATAAACGGCTTCATGAAAGCAGGTATATAATCCGGCAGCATTGTATCAAGTGTATTTGCAGCCCATTTATTCATTGCATCCGGATTATCATCAAGCAACTTACTAAGACTTCTTTTAAATCCGCCTGCTAAAAACGAAACTTCCTGTGGTAATGGAGTTTTTACTATTTCATCTCCAATTCTTGCAATAAAATAATTATCTCGAATGTCCTGAGGAACATCCTGATACCAATCTTCATCATAAAATGCCACCCATTCAAATAAAGCCGGCAATATTATTGCTGTCCCTACTCTGGCACCTAAACGCACAGGGTGAGCCTTAACCTCTCTAATGAGCCTGTCAGTACCCTGAATGGCCGCATTAAAGAACGGAACATATCTATTATATTTTCTCGCTAAACTCCCACCTCTGCTAAAGTCTGTAGTTATTTCTTTCGCTTCCAATCCAGCTTCCTGAATACTTTTTCCTTTTCTGCGTCCTGCAGCAAATTCGCCTAACCTGGCCGCTTCTTCTAGCGACTGATTTAATTTCTGGAACCCCTTGTAAAGCATTGTTCCCAATTTTACACCTGGAGCTTCTTGTAATTTTTGCCATTTTAAACTAGATCTTTCTGTAGAAATACGTGTCGTCATCGGAACACCAGCAACTTCAAACTCCCTATATAGGCTGCTTTTTTTATGGTAATTGCTTCGCAATGCTTCCCAAAGGCCATACATCGTATTACCAATCGGTTCGATGACAGGAATAGTTGTATTATTAGAATACAAAACAGATGTCAAAGTATCTCTGGCAAGGTTAAAAAGACCAAAAGCAGGTGTTCCTGTTGCACCAGCACGCATAACTTCGGCTGGTGTCATAAATACTTTTTCAACAGTATTAAATGTTGGCAAACTTAAATTAACCATTGCATCATATAATTCTGGCGCTGTTTGATATGATTTCTTTTCACCATTTTCCCATACAGTAAACACAAAATTCTCTGGAGATCCTTTACCTTCTAAGTCTGGTCGCTCCTCTAAATAACTACCAATGCCTTCTACATCTTTTAGTCTTGATAACGCAAGCCCTACTTTATTTCGTTCTGCAGCATCCACAGACTTCTGTGTATAGGCAATTAAACTATCTAACGGATCAATAACATTTCTATTACTGCCATATTCATTTAACCCTTTTATTGGGTTTGTAACATTCGCAAGTCCTGACTTTGGTTTATAACCAGGTATTTTCACATCCTCCATGCTTCTATCTCTATACATAGGGACATAATTTTTATACTTTTCTGCTAATGTATTATGCTGTTCCTTACTAATAATTCCACTATCTTCTAAAATTGACAGCACATTATCAAAATGTTGATGAACCTTTTCTGAAGCACTAATAAACTCTTTAGGAGCGTTTTCTACAATACTTGCCGCAATATTCTTCTCCATAGATCTATTATATTCTTTATGAATGCTTTGTAACTCAAGCTGTCGTTTAGCTACTAAGTATGTAGAAAATGCCTGCCGATTATCTTTATATCCATTACTCCGCAGATAATCTTTAGAAAACTTTACACTATCCACTTCTTTTAAAATATCCTGCAATGTAACAGCATACTTTAATTTGTTATTATAGACTTTATTTAAAGCCTCAATAACATCTGTCGGCTTACCCTTATCATCCAAAAGCATTGTTGACCTTGATTTTGCACTGCTTGCAGCACTTCTTGCAAGCAAATAAGGATTATCCTCATATGGTAACTCTTTACCAGTCTTGTCAATAACAGCTTCAACAAATTTATTTATAGGGTCTTTATCATCAACCGCATACTTATATGCGTCCGCCAAAACATCTTCTGCCTTTTGGGTAATGCTCTTTAAATTTAAATCATCAGCAAAAGATATAGAAGCTCTTCCCCTTGCCTGATCGCTTTGCAGAGAATAACGACGCATTACATCAGCAAGCCTATCAAACTTTTTAGCTAAGTCTTTATTGTTAGAGTTCCTTAAAGCCTGAATAAAATTCTCGTAATATTTAGGAAAATTCCTTTCTGCCATTTCTGGGTCAGCAAGTATTTGCCTTGTAAATTCAGCAATACCCTCTGCACGTTTTTCAGCATTATTATATTCTCTAAATACGCTATTATTTCCCCATACATTCTCCGCTCCAGCAATAAGTTCTGCATCACTGCCTTTGACTTCTAATTTTTTATCTAAAAAATGTCCAATTTCATGTGAGTATGTAGCATAATCAGCAAAAGCCCTACTTCTTACAACTTCTGGCCCAACTTTAAACAATCCTTTATATTTTTCATCAACGCCTCCGACACGAACTGGAACGATTGCATTAAAAGCAGCTTCAACCTCTTTTCTAGTAACCGGCTTAATTTCTCCCCATGTTTTTGTTTTTCCAGATCGACCGAAAGTAGCTTCTTCTCCAGTTGACTTATTCCCTAAAGAATATTGTTCTGTCTTTCTATTTTTCAGGTTGACAAAATCCTTCTCAGTAGGTATATTTAAAGTAAGAGAACTGTCGACTGCTCTTTCCAACATTGGGTATTCGTCCCTTGCGGATTTGAGCCACTCGGCAGTTTTTTCTTTGTTTATATACCGCAATCTGCCAGCTAATACATTATCTTCATACCATTTAGTAGCCTGTTGCTTAGTAACTTTATCCTCCTTACCAAAAGCACTAAGCATTTCATTGATTTCGTATCCTTTTTTATTATTTCTCTGTTTTAATTCAAATGGAGTTACAATCGTTGTACCATTTTCATCCTTTAAATCTAATACTGCAATTATTCTCTTTTCGCCTTTTTTGCCACTATACTCAGCATCAAAAATCATAATTGGATCAGTTAAGGCTCGTGGTATTTGTTTAACAATCTCTGGAGTCATACCTTCACCATTAGCAACATTATGTTTGCCTATGGTTATTTTTTTTAAGTTTTTAGGACTGATTTCAATAGGTAATATTTCAGCACCAGCCAGTTCTAAAGCTAATGGAGTAGACATAACAGGGACAGCACTGTCGCCTTTATATGTATTTTGAACAATAGCATCAACATTTTTTGCAAAGTTTTGCTCATCAATAGCTAATTTTACCTCTGGCAGACTTTGATTTTCGCTTAACATACCTTGGACTTTACGAGTATCCTTTAACGGCTCTACCGTAACCTCTTGCATTTTAAATTCAGGTAGATTTTCTTTACTATTGTCATATATATTATGCAAAATTTTTGATGCAGTATATGCCGTTCTTCTTTCGGTTTCCCCTAACAAAGATGACATTGCCATCCTGTAATTAGGAACGCTATCTTTTACAGCGTGTTTCCCAGCTTTGAATCCCAGCACATCAGGTGCTAAACTGGCTACTATATCAACTGCAAAGGCTCCTGGACGTTCTCTTGCATATTTCGTTGCTCCTTCCTGTGTTGCCACTTGATAAGCACCTGCACCGGGTAAAAATTCAGTTGCAGTATCAAGTACGCCTTTAGCACCGCTTTTATTTATATTGGTTTGTAAACTGGACAAAACAAAAGGAGAAAGTACAGGTGCGGCAAAACTACTTGGGGCTAACAGTGCTGTAGCCATTGCAGCAGGCGCTATAGTTTCTTCCGCGAAATTACCTGTAGCCTTCTTATATAGCTCCCCTGCTTTCTCCTGTTCTTTTGTTTGTGTAGGTACTGGCGCATTTGTATATCCTTCTTGCATAGGTGTACCAGTCAAAGCAAGTGGATTAGCTGTAGCAAGCCGATTAGCTTGCCTACCGACCTCTTGTGCGCCTTGTACAGCTCCTGCAGCAAAATTTTCTATTGCCTCTCCTATCCGAGTTCCTGCGTCCGCAAAAAATTTACCTCTTTCTTCTGCAGTTACATCTTCCATTTGTTCTTCTAATGACGGTTCAACTTCACCCTGGCTATTTAAATAATTCTCAGTTACACGTTCCGCAGCTCTTTGAAAGAATCCTTTATTTTCAAGAACTGGTTTATTTGCAAACTTTGCCAGCATTTTTTCTCTCGCTGTTGACATTATTTTACACCGCCTTCAATTTTACCTAATTTATCCCACATAATAGTGTCAAGAATATATTGTTCATCAAAGCCATTTTCTTTAGCTATGTCCTGCACATATTCCGTTATTTCGTTTTTAGAAGCACCTCGTTCTGCCATATATTCAATATCTGAAAGCATTTGTTCGTACTCTTGGCTATTACTATAGTCCTGTTTATAATCTCTGGTCTGATAGTTATGATTAGCCCATGCATAATAATCATTTAACTTCACAGCAGCTCTATTGTACATTCTTTGCTGAGCAGGAGTTATTTCATCAGTACTATCCATAACACGATTATTATATTCTTCCATTAAAGTTAAATCTTTATTATAATTTCCACTGTTTACATATTTCCACATTTCAGCATCAGCAGTAGTCATATAATTTGACGGGTTTCTAACCCGTCTTTGAGCTGCTATCAATTTAATTTTTTCTTCACTATCCAAATCAGAATTATTTATCATATCAACAGCTTCAGCTTCCGTAGGAGCAGTATTTATTTTTAACGCTAAATCATTTTTGTATTTTTGTCGCTGTTCTTTTAGTGCACGATCTTTATCCCTCAATATAGCTGAAGCTTTAGCCTTTATCTGATCTCTTCTTCTAGCACTCAGGCCGCTTGCGCCGAGCCTGCTCTCGCCTTTGTAGTTTGTGAAGTCGAGATGGAAGTGCCCACCTGTTGCATAGTCAGACGGGTCATCGTACTCATTCAAAACTTTTAGCCCTGGGTAGGCACGTTCCATCCTATCAGCCAGTATATTACGGCTGGATTCGTCCAATTCACCTAACTTAGTACTGTCAACATCGACCCCTACACCTTCATAATGAGCGCTCCCCGGGGCATGGCCGCTGTAGTCATTCTTTGTACTTGTTATATATACATCATCTATGCCATATTGATTAAGTATACCTGTTATGCCTTTTATACCCTGTACTGCGTTTTCCTGCATTCCTTCAAAGCTTACACCGGGGTTAAAAGTATACTTACCTTCGGTTATGTTTCCTTTTCCCTTAGCATAGTTTTCAAGATACGCATCCCATTCATCAGGTGGAATATCAACAAGTTTTTTTGATAATTCACTATTTTCAACATATTCCTGTTCGCTATATAAAGCTGCTTCCAACTTTGTACGCACCTCTGGAGATATTTTGTTCCGGAAATAGCTGAGCCTATCTTCGGCAAGGGTATAGTTGTTCTGGTTTACCGCATCATTTACCAATATAGCTGCATAACGGTTTGCCATCTCTGTTTCCACTTGTTTGTACTGTTCTTTTGGTAGATCTGGGAACATACTTCTATACAAGCCTTCCATTATCGGATAATTCTCAAGCAAGCTCTCGCCATCGATTACACCGTTTATCAAATTATCTGCAGACTGATCAAAGACATTTTGTTTATATTTTTGTGTTTCCTGTTCCTGGAATTTATAGAGCTGTACGCCGTCAGTAGCAAGGGTATTATCTGTTATGCGTTTAAAGGCCTGTTCTCCCAATTTATAGCGGATACCAGATTTTGCATAAATACGTTCTGACAATACATTTGCGTCTTTTAAAAAGTCGTTTATCACACTGGCTGAATTACTACCCTGACGCTTTTGCATGTAGTCAACTTTCAGTTTGCCAAGTTCAAGATTAAATTCGTTCGTAGCCTTTGCCACACGCAGTGCTTCGTTTTGTTCCTGCTCTTTATTCAAAACATCAAGTCCTGCATTGAATGCTTTTCCGATAGTACCATACATATTAGCCGCTGCTCTGTTTCCGGCATCGTTATATTCTACACCTACACGTTGTCCACCAGCAGTAGGGTTCACAGAAGACTGGTTACTTCTTACTATTATTTTTGTCATCAGCCATACCTCCAAGTATTCTGTAAATGGAATTATACGCCTGCATCAAGTCACGCTCTACCGTCTGTACCGACGTATTTATTCTCATAGCAATCTGATAATTTTTAAGATCGTCTATAAATTTCAGTTCAATTATTTCTTGCTGTCTCGGGGTCAGCTTCGCCTCGTCTACGATCATGCGAAACTCTGCCTTACCGGAAGTCAGCAACCAGCTCTTTGTCCACGATCTGCAAGCTTCCATAGTAATCACCTGCTCGCTGCTATTGTTCCAACTAATGCCCCTCCGATAAATCCCCATAAAGCCTTCTGTTTTTGTTTCAATTCACTTCTGGATTGTTCTTTCTTTATTTGCTCGCTCAACGTCTCTAAGGATTTGTTTTGCTCTGCTATTGTTTTTTGGGAGTTCGCCAATGATTCCTGCGCACTCGTTAGCTCGCTCCTTATCTTCTGATAAGATAAACGCTGCTCTTCGATTAGCTTCTTCAGCTCGTTCGAGTTCATCTGCTGCAGTTCCAACGTGTTCGACAGCCCTATCAACAGATTTTCCTGTCTGTTTATTATCGTCTGAAATTCGTTGAACTGTTCCCTGGACATCGTTATTGTTTCCGGAAGTTCCTCCGCCGAACAATTTAAAGAAAATGATAAGCACAGCAATAAGGGCAAAACTAATAATAAGATACTTGCTATACCTGATTTGTTTTTCTTCATTCACTTTCTGCCCTTCTTTCAAATTAAATTCTATTTCATTACCATTAAGATAGTTCTATTTTCAATATAATCAACCTGTGCGCCGTTTTCTATACTCCTACTTATATTTCCTAGTGTTTTGGAGATAAAACAACGCACAGGCTAATTCTGCGGCTGGGTTTTATCTTATAGATTATAATAAGTAATGCACCCTACCAAAATCGCAAGAGCAATACCAGCCCAAATCAAAATACGCTGTTTTTCCATATTAGTCACCTCCTTCCAAATATTTATTCCTGATCGTCCCAAAGATATACACCGGTAGAATTACCATTGTCACGCATATCCACATGCACAAACTCCTGACCGTAATACTCCCCAACACCGTCAAAAATCTGTTTGCAAATATTCGCCAGTTCCCATACCCCCATACCATCAACATAGATATCCGCTGCAGTTCCCTGTACGTGCTGGCTATTTGATACACCACCTACAGCAGCATTATGCTCTGGACAACGATATGCATTAGTTACATATATAGGTTTCCCCACAATAGTACGCAATCTTTCCAACCCATCAAGCAGAACTCCACTAATACCACCAGCAGGAAGTTGTCCACAGTGGTGACAGCTCATTTCACTTTCACTAAAATGTTCACTCAGCATTTTTATCTCCTACTTTCTTTTCAAACTTATCAGGGACACCGTCCCCATCTTTATCTACTAAACTCGTAGCTATGAAAGTGACAAATGCAACCATAGCCGGGCCTATAACCTCTCTTATCAGTGCCAGAAGATCAGACATAACAATCTTATCCAACCACAACCACATATACATCCATGCAGCGTAATAGGTCAGTATCAGTAAAACGACTGCAATAAAATAGCCTACAATGACAGCCATTATTTTTGGCGACATTGAGGCTACTTTGTTTCTGGCACTCACTATTAAGTTTTTTATTTTCTCAAACATAAATATCACTTATCCTTACACGAACAGTTATTACATTTGTTTTCAATCAGTAATAGCCGTTCACCAACTTCGTTAATCCTGTTATGTGCAGATTTTGCCCTCTGATCAATCTCAGCAAATTTTATCTTTAACTCTGTTGTACGTTCTTGCTCCCTATTAATAGTCTTAGCTAAAGCGTCAACAGTCTTTTGGAGGTTCTCTATCGCCGTAGACAAAGGATTTATGATCCAAATCTTAAATACAAAACCTACTATACCAAATAAAAAGCTAAAGATTGTTATTGAAGCCATTGCCATTTCAACCATCTTTGCACCCCTAATCTAATATAATAGCGTCCAAATCCTCTTTGCTTAATGCTGCGGCTACCTCTGCCTGCTTACTCCAGCCTTGCTGCTTGCAAGCGCCCACGTGGGACGATAAGTCAGCACACCATGTATATACCTGCGAAGCGTTAAGATACTGTATTGTTTTAACATTTTCACCTTCTTTATACCCACGTACCGGACAGCCGTCAGGATATTCATTTTTAAAGCGTTCAGTGCTTACGTTCAGCGCAATCCCCTGCATCGTAAGCTGCGTGTCCTTATCGCTATCATATCTTACTATCTCACCAGTACATTCAGATATAAAACCGCCTGTGATTTTCCTTTCAGTCCAAGCGTCTACCTCTGACAGCTTGATAGCTTTAAGTTCTTCCAATGTAGGCTCAGGCGATTCATATTTGCTGTAGCTACCATCAGAATTATGTATATACTCATGTCCATCAATATTACCAATTAGAAGTTGATAATCTTCCTCTGTAATTAATACAAACCCTTTTTCAAGCAGTTCTGTAACTTGTTCCTGTGTTTTTTCTTCGGCGACGTAAGTATCACTGCGTCTGCCATTTTCGTCAAATTTTATTAAATAGGTCATACTTTTATTTCTCCTTATAGAAAATTCCACTGGATTTACCATCCAGTGGTGGGTAGGCAATACTGATGCTACATATAGAAGTATTAATTTCCCCAGAAGCTTTTCAACTTTGTATTATGCGAATGTTATAGCAACAAGCAACTGCGAAACATTTGTTACAAGTGTTAGTAATACCAGTATTAGTTTTACCCTATGTAATGGTTACAATGATGATCGCTGGAGTGGTTCACAGCCTTGTAGACTTTATGCTTGTGGCTTGACTTAACTTATACCAAACGCTACATATCTTTGTCCTTGTCCGGGCGACCCAATGGTAAAACCATTGTTAGAGATAGCTGTTACAGTTACTTGGTTCTTATATAATTGTTCACCTTTATTGTTATTAGTTTGCATTACAACCTGAAACGCTGTTGTAAAAGTACGGGGGAATGTAGTTTGATCGCCCCACTGGATGGTAAATCCAGTGGAATTTTCTCGCGCCCAACCTGCCGACCCTTCTGAAACAGTCCAACCGGAACCAATACTTGTATCACAAGCTGTTATAGTGCCAGCTTTTAAGTACACCGGCGTGGTGCTGTCACCTACAGTACTGTTACTCGCAGTTGCCGTACCAGCATTAAGATAAATTGCCCTTACGCCACTGCCTACCGTGCTGCTCCCGAGTTTTGTTGCTGTAGTTGCGGTAGTCGCATTAGCTACGTTGTTAATAGTAATAGTACTCGTTGTACCATCGTTCTTTGTTATAGTAATCGTTGCATTAGAATTACTCAGTCCTGACAGTGATGCGTTAATTGCAGCTCTTATTTTTTCAACTGTTACTATTCCTTCAAGTCCCATTTTTCCTCACCTCAAATCGTCAGAACAAAGCCGGCAAACTTCTCCGTACTTTGGATTATGATATTACTGCCACTTTCAACTACGTCTACCATAACACTCTCATAGGTACTGCCATTAGTACGATACATACCAAGGAAGTGTTTTCCTGAAGCTGCCAAGGTAAATGGATAGTAGCCGTTTGATAATGTTCCCCAGTTGGCGCTACTTGCTGTAAATTCAGTTTTGGTTACTGTAGTAGCAGAAGTAGGCGGAGTATATCCTAATGCCGCAACAACATTATCTTTAGTAACAGCAATTGTACCGCCGTTATTAGTGATATTTGCGCCAATCTTAACACCGCCCATAACGGCTGTAGTAGCAGCAGGTAACGTGTAGTTATTAGCTCCAGCTTCAATACCGTCTAATTTAACCTTATCAGTTGCAAGCATTAAGCCGTTAGCAGTTGTTGTGACAGGATTATAAGTCGTGTCTGTAAATTTAGCGTTAGCTGGAACAGATGTAGCAATAGTAAATCCACTGTCTTTGATAGCCTTACCAGTAGCGCCATCAAATGTGGCAATTCTTCCTGACACAGCACTAGCAGGTCCTACCACTGCTCCATCAATATTAGTCTGAATTACAGTCCAATCTGCATTTGCTGCCGCAGTGCCGTCATTCAGACAAATAATCATATCTCCAACCTCACAAGTTTGTCCTGCGTATGTTCCAGCAGTAATAACCTTGTAAGTCCAACCAGTACTATGAGTAGTTGGCAATTCTGTAACAGTACCGCCAGTACCTATAGTTCCTTTGTAAATCATTGCATCTGCCGCCGCTATCTTGCTATTAACCAACGACTGCACAAAAGCAGTTGTTGCAATCTGTGTATTATTGGTAGATGCCGCCGCTGTAGGCGCAGTTGGTGTGCCTGTCAAAGCAGGGGAAGCTAACGGGGCTTTAAGATTCACCTGTTGGAATAAAACATTAGCAACGTGTGCAGATGCCGCAAATGTCACGCTAGTATCATTCAAAGAGTCTGATAACTGCACAACACCTTTTGCAGTAGTAGACGCATCATTTACTGAAATAACACCACTAGCGATATTTACGTTAGAACCTATTTTTACGCCGCCGAGAACACTAGCAGATGCAGTAGGCAGTGTATATACAGTATCCGTAAATACAGCATCAGCCGGTACTGTTTTGTTAAGTCCATAAGTACAAGCTTTAGGAACACCACCATCAAAATATACAGGCTGTGTTGTACTGCCGGCAGAAGTTGTTAGTTTAGCGGCAGCAGCTGCAGTTTCGGTCTTACTGAGCTTGCCGGTATCCAACGCTTCAAAATTAGCATTGATCTTAGCGTCTCTCTCTGCTAAAGTTCCAGTGACAATTTTTTCTACACTCATTCTAAGTAACCTCCATCTAATATTATTTTCCCTGTGAACGCTTTGCTCACATTTATAACAACGTTACCGTTATTATCTACTCCGGCATTAGCATAGTAAGGATAACTAACGCCATCAATTATTTGTGTTAAGCTGACAATGACCGGACTGTTTCCTGCCTGGTGTTCCTCAGCGGATATGGTTAGTACGAAATCACTGCCAACCTCTGCAAAATCTTCATCCGTAAAGTTTTTGACATAGACCTTATCACCAGTCTTTTTTGTCAGCGATGCCAGTATAACGATGCCTGCAAACCTTTCAGGCACTTCGATAATCACATTTTCAGCGTCCATATAAACGCCGGTCAGTACCATTTCATACTGAGGCTTCTTGACTTCCTTGTAAACGCCTATAAGCCTGCTGTTACCCATTGCCATTGTAAGACGCCACATGCCGTTGCTTTCAGTCCATCTGTCATCTGTCGCAGTAAACTCTTTTGTTATAGTTCCGCTCTCAAAACGCAGTAAAATATCTTCTGCACGGTCAGCTGCATCTTCTGCTTTCTCTGCATCTTTCTTTGCAGATTCTGCACTTTCTGCTGCATTCTTCTCTGATTCCTTTGCTGCGTCAGCGCTCGCCTGCGCCTGCTCGATTACTTTCTCGGCATTTTCTTCAAACTTTTCAATTCTTTCAGTCGTTTCTTTTTCAAAGTTTTCAATTTCAGTAGTAACCTCAGATTCGAAGCGGTCAATCTCTTCATTTGTTTTTTTCTCAAAGTCTTCAACCTCTTCACGAAGTTCGCCGAAATCTGTTTTAACTTCCTGAATACACATCGTATTTCTATCTATCGCAGTCTCATATGCCTGTGTCAGCACCTGCGGCGGAAATACTGTTGGCTGTACTATATCCGTATTACGGTAAAAGTTTAAAACAGTACCTTCAGGTAAACTTGCGGACACAGTAACAATAAGGTTTTCTACAGTATAGTCCGTGCCATAATTCAAAAGCACTTCGCTGCCCTTGTCGTCTTCATAGCTGACCTTCACGTCATCTGCACTCTGATATTCAAATGGCAGAGAATATGAGGTATCAGGTTTAAACTCATAGCTTATTTTTGTTGCCGTAGTTGTTACGCTCACATTATCACCTCCTAAAAGCCCTGCCTTTTATTGTTATAAAATCCAAATGTCATCGACTTGCCACGACCTGCATTAGTCAAAGTATATGGATCAAGGCTAAAGTTATCAGAGCCTTTACTTGCTTTGCCTCCAAGTGAAGAGCTGTAAAGCCCCTGTGCGGTCGTCATAATCCCTCCCAGCAAGCTCATTTTCCTTGTTATCTTCGCCGCAGACCTATAATTCGCTGCCGCCGCCTGCGCATTATATATATTCTGCCGATAGTTAAGGTCAACGTTTGCCAGGTTTTCATTTATCGTTCGAGAGTCTCTTTCAAAAGCATTTGCATTTGCTCGGCCAAATGCTGCGCCTAAACTGCTCCCGGATTCAAGACCACCTGCAGCAAGCGCTGCAGTATTCTGTCCCTGTATCAGGTTGTACCTCTGCCGAGCTTCCTGTTGCTGCCGAGCCGCCTGGTCAGCTGCCGTCTGCCTGTTACGTTCTACTATAGCCGCATTCTGTTCCTGTATCTGTGCCTGAGCATCATAGCCTGCTGCCTGCTGCCTACCTGACATATAAGTCATCAGGCCTGATCCTACCGCAAATAATGCCCCCATCACACACTCTCCTTCACATAAATATCAAAATCGCCAAGGTTCATTTTTAACTTGAACCCGAACGCTTTTGTCATGGTAAAGCTTTGTTCATAAAAATGCCAAGTCATAATATAAAGCCGACAGTATTTTTCAAGCCAGCCTTTTATCCTTTCTCTGCCAATGCTTACAAAGCTTTTTTTGCATTCAAACAGCTTGTCAGTACCTACTATATATGCTTGATATCTATAAGCGCCCATCGGCAACCTGTCTGTTAGCCCAAATATGGCGACTGGTTCTTCATCAATGTATACCACATTCATCTCACATGATTTTTCAATATGTAGTTGTACTGCCGCTTCAGTATCTTTGCCAAAAATCAACCTGTCATTCACACGGGATTTGGCAAATATCCTGACCACATCTTCATACATATCTTCACTATAAGGCTCTATCTTTATCATCTGATGTTCACATCCACATCCCGCGCTACGAACATTATTCTCAATGGATACGGTTCTTCGCTGAATATCGTCAGCTCATCTGCTCTCGCGCTGTTCTGGTCAAGTGTCACTGTCTGAGTTCCGCTCAACAGTTTAATACCGAAATTTTCGTCAAGCTGGCTTTTCCCTCCGTTATCCAATGTACTAATCAAAGGAACAGCTCTATCTTTACTTCTACTGTATGCATAACCGGAATAACTCAGATAATAACGGACTACAGTAGAATTCAAACACCGTGATTGATCTACTATGCTGCCTGTTTTTTGAATCGTTGTATGTGTCTCAGGAATAGTCATAGAAAACTCATACCCAAGCCCAACAATTATTTTAGAGTACACACCGCTTAATGGTGGCTCTATCTCTATCGTTCCATCATTGTCAACGACCTGTTCTTTAACGTTGAAAATATCACCGCTGGTCATTACCCATACAGTTTTACCGGCAAAGCGTTCAATAACTATATTCGAGCCGTCGTTATTTTCAAATATCTCTGCATTGTCCAGCATACAATAATCGGCTGGATCTTCAGTATATTGGTCCAATTCCTGACGCTCTATATAGTAAGTACCGTCACGCTCAACCACGAAATAGATAACGTCTGTATCATCTTCCTTTATCGTCTCTACTGCAATATAATTTCCCTGCGTGCTAAACCTCGTCCAACCGAAAACTTTTTCCTGCAGCATATAAGTCAAGCAAAGCATAGAACCATCATCAAGGATGAGATAAATCAAACTATCCGGATATTTAGTATAGGTGTAATCAGCTATCTTTTTACCGTTCAGCAAATGATGAACCATCAAAGTCAGCTCTGTTCCATCATAACGATCCATAGCATAGTTATAAGAAAAATCCCTGATATATGCTTCGTTGTTCTGTATATACAGAACTCTATTATCCGCTACGAACGGAATATGAGCTTCACTGCTGCCCCAACCTGTTTGGGTATTGATACTGATCTGCGCCGGAGTTACCACGCTTGAGCCTGAAATAATGCGCTCATCTTCACCTGTGAAAATGCACAGATCTTGAAACGTAATCAGATTTTTTATTGCATAATCATTTCGGGCTATAACGCTTGTATTAATAGCGCTGTCATCGGTCAAAGTCCCATCTTCTATCTGCTCATCAAAATTAGTATAATCACTGCTTTTACTCAACCAAAGACCATTCGGCTTGCTGTCTGTATTGGCCAGCACCATACGATCCTGAAAAAATTCTATGCAGGAAGGATATTTCTTCGTTGAACTAAATTCAGACAATGCAAACTCGTCTATACTGTCCGTAGAACCGAGTGAACGTATAAGCGTGCCTATCGCCTCTGTATCACTTGTTATCTCTGTAAGTTTGATTATTCCTTCTGCAGTATAGCTGAAGCTAGTAAGCGTTACAGTACATGTACCACTGGTAATAGCAAACTTCACTTTGAAATAATAAGCATCTTCGCGGTCAACCGAACCACTATCACTGGCGTTATAGTCATCGTTATTAGAGACATATGTCGCATAATCAATATATTCGACATTATCTTTAGATCGCATCAGCGTTACAGTACCGCTCCATATACCAGAAGTCCGCAAGCTCCAACTGTCACCAACAAACAAAGCTGATCCGGTTCCTTCACTACCGGAAGAATTGACAGCGGTTTTAGTCGCAATTTCCTGATACAGTTTTATACTGTCACCAACCATGTTTTCTTCAAAAAACGGCTGATTCGATGTAAGCGTTATGATCCCGGATGTTCCGCTCGGATAAAGTACTGTCTGCTCATCATAGTTATATGTGATTATTACCCATCCGTCCGAACCGTCGCTGCCATTTAACGCTGCATCTGAATAAGCAACTCCCTTGGCACCACCTTCGCCACCATAGCCATAGCTTGTACCGTCTGAGCCGTTCTTTGCGCCACGGTCTGCCGAATAAGCCGCAGTAGCTCCGCCGCCGCCTTTAGCCGTGTATCCAAAAGCAATTGAATCGCTGCCGTCTCCGCCGGGGCTGCCATAGCCAGCTCCATAATGGACAGGACTGCCTTTGCCGCCTGCGCCAACAATTATGTCAAAAGATTCATCTTTGGTTAACTCAATCTCGAAAGTTTGCAAACCACCACGTCCACCATTACCGCCCGAACTTTGCTTATCACTTGCTTTCCTGGCTACACCGCTGCCACCACCGCCACCGCCAGCAACAGTCACTGTATGCAAGCCTGTTTCTTTCGCTTTAAAAATATAATTGCCCGGAGCCGTGTATTTCTGTACCGAAGATGTATTATCAACCAATTCACCAAATGGCGGTATCTTGATATTCAATTCTTCAAAGCTCCACTCTTCGCCGTCCTTTTTCAGCTGATAAATAGGTAAGTCGCCGCAGACCAGAAACATCGTATCTGCAGACTTTATAAACTTAAGCTTTTTTATGTTTGCTTCTGAAAAAGGAGATTCAAGTTCTCTGACTTTTTCACCTTTGTATCTTACTGTTAAATAGTAATCCGTAAATTCCAACATATAGTCTGTTATAGGCTGGCTGAATGCTATTATTCTTGCTTTATGATTCTTTGCCGTCGTACCTTTATTGGTTGTCCCCATCCGCTTATAAATGCTGCCATAAGGCTTTACCGTTCCATTTACACAATCTTTCAAGAAGGTTCTATATTTATCCATATCAAGCCGGGCCAGCACATCAGGAGAAGCTATCCCACCAGTAAAATTATTTAGCAAATCCCTATACACTACCAGCACCCCCTAAAAATCTTTGGCTCTGGCCGCAGCGTCTGCTTGCGCTCATTATTATTGCCGGCTGACGCTTTAGCATAGGCAAGCTGAAACAGCTGATACTGCGTTTCCGCACTTCCAGAAGATCCACTGACTACAGTAGAAAGCATATAGGCTAGATAACGGACTAGCGCTTCCGTGAACAGCGGCGGCCAAAACTGCGGATTGTCTATGTACCTGGTATATTCAATCTCCAAATGTTTTGCTTTAGTTGCAAATACTTGTACGAATAAATCTTCCTGCGGCGCTTTTATTTTGACGCTCATTATCTCATAACCGTTATCATTTTCAGGTTTATCCCATTCAAATACTCTGCCGTCAAGCACAACGCTCCTGACCCGTACCGCATCACTTGGATATTTGAAATAGTTCAGCTTCTCCTTTGGCAAGTAGCTCTTATCAAGAGTCTTCACATCCAGTCTGCTTATTGTTCTTCTGATCTTCGCAAAGCTCCAGTTACTCATTGCCAGCAGCTGACTTAACGCAAACGGGAACATCTTGTCACATTGCCTAGCTTCTTCTGTTCCGTCTTTCAAACCGATTATAGGCCGTACTTTCAGCTGTACCAGTGCTAAATTACATATATCAACTATCGAATACTGCATATTATTACCTCCCTCTTCCAGAAGCAGCATTTCTGCTGCCTTTGGAAGAAAGAGCGGGACTTACCCCGCTCACTCTTATTGATCTTCTTTTTTGGAAATAGTTACTTTACTTCCAGCAATTAACCTAAAACAGTTATCCGGAAAAATATCCTTAGCTGCAAATTCGCACATATCACCCGGCTTGAAATTCTTGATCTGCCCGTTGATTCTTGCCTGACAGTATTTCGTGCATACATATTTAGACATTTAAACCAACCCCCAAAGGAGAAGCAACGCCGTAGACGATGCCTGCTGTAATCTTGCCGCTGTACTCGCCTGCTGCAGAGGCAAAGATGTAACGCCCCGGAATAGTCGGAATAGGAGCGTAACCGAGCCGGCTTCCTTCTTTGACCGTAACTTTAAAAAGTTCTTTTTTATCTGTGCCCTCTGCGGTATTCCCTGCGCTGACGGTCACAGTTATGTCAGCTGTAGCCAACCCATCAAGAGATACTCCATATTGGGCATTAGGATAAATAGTATTGGAGAAAGAGGCTCCAGTATCAATAATCTTTGGCAAATCGCCTGCCGCATAATCAGCTGCGATTGCATTTGCTGCCTGTACATCATATTTCATAATCTATCACTCCTCGTATAATAAATTTCAAAGTTAAGGCCGCATAATGCGGCCTATATTAAATAACACGCGCTTCGTTCATGTGGATCTGATCTACACGACGGATAGGCATTTCATCAAAGGTCATTAGCTTGCGACCTTCGATACCTTCCAAACGCGGCTTGGCAGTGGAATAATCAAACATCGCTCCGAGCTGACGATTAGACACAATATCCTGACGCAGCTTGGTTCTTACTTTGCGATTCATATAGATCGCCGGACGGCCAGTGCTGGTATTATGCAGACGCTCAGAAGCTTCGATCATCAAGTTGATAAGTTTGCCGCTTTCAATTGTGTTAATGTCAATATTGCAGATACGTACTACCTGACGCAGATCTTTTACAACTAAGCCGGAAGCCCAGCTGAAAGAAGTCTTGATGCCCGGCATATAACCAGCACCTACTGCCATAGTATCGTCCTCAACAACGGCACCCTGCTGCAGACCTGCCTTAGATCCTTTGGGATAGAAAGTATATACGCCGTTATCATAGCTCCATACCACGAACCAGATAGAAGTAAGATTAGCACTTGTACCACCTGCATCTAATACATATTCCGAAGTTTCCGGCAGGATTCCGTCAGTCTTACGGGTCAGTGTGCTATAACGTTCTGCCAGTCCCAGCATACGGTCTTTACCGTCAGCAGTACCGCCATAAATCATGCTGCGGGCCATAGCCTGATTGATTGCTTCGATTTGCGGCCGGGATTGTGCCAGCAGGAACCGGTTACGCATTCCATTCAACTCGTACAGTGCCTTATCGATAACTACAGGACGGTAGAACATCGCACTGAAATCAGTCATCGCAGCAAAGCTGCCAGGCTCCGGTTTAATTACGTCATTGTAATAGCGCAGTGCTTCACCGGGTAGAGAGGTACTGATTACTTCTTTGTTGCTATCGCCGTTGTTAGCTTCTACTACTACAGAATCTTCCAAAATCTCATTGGTCTCAGCCAAAAGATTTACGATAGCGTTTTCTTTCAGCTGCCCATCAGGGGACAGCACCGCCATCACGTCATGAATTGTTGGATTGAGTTTTTCTACTACTTCTGCCATTTAAGTCACTCCTTTTTATTTAAGTCGCCGAACATAATGTCGGCCAGACTGGGAGCCGCTTTACTAGCTCCAGTGCCACCGCTCATAAGGTTACCGTCCTCTCCTACAAGAGGATGCAGCGCCTGCATGAGCTGAATAATTTTAATATTGCCTTGAATGCCTGCCATATCGATGACCTGCTTTAAGCCGGGGATTTTACTCTCCAATGCATTCATAGTCACATTGGCCTCACTGATTGCTTTTTGGTATTCCGGCGTTACGTTATCAAACGTGGCTCCGAAATGTTTTAATGCTTCTTCGGTATTGGCAGTCATAAAATTAGCCCTCGCATTACATACATAATCGAGAGCTTTTTTTGCCATCTCCGGATCGGTGATCCCGATAGCATTCAATTCTTTTGTACACTCTGCCACAATCTCCGGCGTCGCCAAATCACCTAACCGCTCAATAATTTCAGACTTTACAAAAGTCTCATCAACTGTTTGGTCAGGCTTATCGTCCGCCTTTTCAGGTTGCTTCCCCTGTTCAGACGCAGGTTCTTGCTCCGGCTCTTTTTCAATCTCCAGTGCTGGCTCTGTTTCCTTCTGCTGTTCCTGTACAGGTTCTGCCGGCTGTTCCTCATTCATGTTATTGTTGAGGTCATTTACTTCTTCCATCTTTGTAACTCCTTTCAAAATTTGCTTCTTGTTCGCGTATCCAGGCGAAGCGTTCTCCCTCAGCTCTAAGAAGCTGCAGTACTCCATCTTCTCCCATTTTGCGTATCTCATCCGTTACCACAAGCACCGCTTTCCTTGCGCCTTCTTTTCGGTAGGTATCAGCGTTACCGGTAAAGGTAGAGGCATAATAATAATTTGATACCATAAGCTTAGTTAAAAACCATCTGCCCCGTTCATCACTGAGCAGAAACTCATAAGCTTCTTTGTCTTTTACTCTGGCCTGCGCTTTTAAAAAGTCATTACAGGCTTCCTTTTTATCCAGCTCTTTCATCTTTGCTACATTTCTTGTCGGTATCATACGCCACCCCGCAAACTGCTGAGTAAATTATCCAACGGTGCTACGCTGCCGTTGTCTGCCATCTCCTGAAGATTGGCCGCTGCCTGTGTGACATTAGGTAACGCCTGCGCTACCGCCATATCTTCCTGCATCTGTTCCTGCTGTTGGGCTGCCTTAGCCTGCTGCTGCTGAATTTCAGCGTATTCCTCGTCCGTGTAGAGTATCTCACTCTTCACGCCCAAATCATCTATCCACTTACGCAGGAACACACTTTCATTAAGCATATTCACTACGCCAGGCTTAAGTTGCGCCGTCTGGCCTATTGCTGCCAGCGCTGACTCATAATCTTGTACTCCGCTCATCCTCTGCAGTTTTGCCAGCGGTGATACATATTCGATTTCCAGCTCCATACCGTCGTATTCAGGCGGCATTTCAAAAACACCGTTTTGCGTATAAATACCATAGACCCGTTTTATATCACGGCTCAGTACCTCTGTGTTAATACGTGTAACTACCGGTGTGAGCTGCTGCATCTTCTCCTGCTGCCTCAAACTCCATTCGTAAGCTGTACGACCTGTATTATCAAACTTCTGCTGTTCAAGCATCGCAAACAGATTCGTATTATAGGCTGCGTTGATTTTATCTTCCCTTATTGCCGCCTGCTCATACACTTTGTCGAACACCGGCGCTATGTCAAACAGCGACTGGACTTTACCAAGCTGCATATCTACATCTGTTATAGCACCAGGCCTGTAATCTGTGTCAGTACCTGTAGGAACCTGCAGTGCCGGATTATAAAACAGCTCCATATTTCCTGCTGCAGCTTTAAGTAAGTCAAACATCACCCTGTTGTCGCTGTCTGCAAACCAGCCGGGACCAATGCCATAATCGCTATTAGGAATAGCAAGATAACGCATTATTGTAATCGGACAGGTTTCAAAGCCTCCTACATGGATAAATTCCTTATCGCTGCAGTCCAGCCAATAAAGCGACACATAGCGTTTTCCCTTTGGTCCTAACGCCTTATTGTCATAAGCAGGATTCTTAGTCATAAGCCAGTAGACTTTCATAAGGCGGCCGCTGTTTTTGCCGTCCTTGTACTCCTGCTGTTGCTTTTCAGGCAGCGCTTCAAGCCCAAACTTACTTACTATCTTAGATAAGCTCATTTCCTTTTTGACTGCAAAATGCGTTACTTCCTGCCACGGATCTAGTGCGTAAGCGTATGAGCCAATAGAATAATTTTCAAACACCATACCTCGCTCCGGAATAAAGAAACTCCCGCGCGGAGACTGCCCAAAAGAAAGCTCAAGATTAGCGCTGTAAATCGATGAATAGAAATTGCTGGCGTTAAGCGCTTTATTAATCGTATCCCTTTGGTCCTGCAAAATAGCTTTCAGGGTCTGGTCATCCTCTGCGAAGCGTGACTGCAGATCAAACCATTCCACAGTTTGGGGAACAGATCCGTTCGTCATACCACCGGCAAATATCTGCGCTGCTCTCCACGCTGTCCCGTCGATAATCCCTGCATCACGCTTTATCATCTTATCCCGTCCGTCCAGCTCACCTAAAAAAGGTATTTGATACTGCTGGATACGGCGCCACATTACAAGACAGTTCTGGTAATCCTTAGCGTTGAACAGTTCGTCGTGTATGCGTTTTGCTTCTTCAAGTTTCATTACATCTGTTTTCATCGCTTACACCCCGAATGTTTCGCCGCTGGTCACGCTGCCCTGTGTTGCTGCGAAGTTAAATTTCTTCTTGTTTTTGCGCTGCTGGTCAAGTGCGCTTGTCCCGTCCGTCCTGCCGCTTACATCTGTAGCCGCTGCCGCTACCTTAGAAACCTCAGTTGCAGGTGTACCAAACAACTTATTTGTTAATCCACTCATTGCCCTCACCTCCTTTTAAAGCTTTGCCAGCGGATTATAATTTCTTGCACTGCCTTGCTGCCTGCTCCTTTTCAGCAGGTCAAGCGCCGGCGTACTAACTTTCATCTCACGTCCAAACGTCAGCGCCAAGGCATCCGCTCTGTTAGGGCTAAATGGCATATCTCTTTTACGCTGGAGTTGTAATTGCCCACGGTCATTGACATATGCTTCAGGCATCATAAGCTCTGCAGCAATCTCTCTGTCCAGTTCATCCAAACAGCCACCGTTAATAAGCCATTGCTTCATTCTGTCCCACATTTCCATGCGTTTATTAGCATATTGAGTTTTACTAGCAGTGGCAGAAGAATTTACTAAGTGCCAATTACGCCCCATGTATTTACCAGCAGAATAAATGCCCTGACCGTAACCAAAATCTATGTTGACCTGCTGAGCTTTATACTTATCTTCAAACAGAGCTACCTTTTCAGCAAAAGCAAAATTATCGTCACTCTTCGGCTCTTCGTAAAGCAGCTTGCTGAGATTCCCCTTACGCAGATAGATAACTGCTGCATCCTTACCGCCCCAAGCTGGGTCAACGCCGATAATAGCAGGTGCAAACTCTACGTCTTTGCCCGTAATGCTTCTTGACTGCGCAGCTTCTATTACATTGCGTCCAATAAACTGCAGCTCGCTCGAACTCGGCGGCTCACCCAAGATACGAACTTTAACGAAGTCGCTCTCAAGGCCGTATGTCTCAATCCACTCATTGAGCAGTTGCTTATTCGTTATCTCTACTGTCCTGCTGTCTATTTTCCGCGTATGCCAACGGTGACGCTCTTTGCCTAAACAATCCGCGAAGCGTCCTATGTTCTTAGTAGGATTGCCAAAAACCAGCCACAAAAGCTCAGTGTCCGAATCTGTCATCGCGCCCTCAGCAACTTCCCAGATAACGTCTTCTATTTCAGACGCCTCATCAAAAATAAGCAGTATTCGATTACCCTGATTATGCAAGCCTGCAAATGCTGCGGGATTACTCTTGCTCCACGGGATAGCGTCTGCGCGCCAGTTTTTATCGTGACCTTCTACTACGCTATACATAGACGTTGCAGTATATACAAACATCTCACTCGCTATATTAAGCCTGTGCCACTTGCCAAGCTCTGGCCATGTTTTAGTCCGCAGCTGCGTGTCCGTATTTGCTGTGACAACTACCCTTGTATCTGCCCGGGTATACATAGCCCATTCAATGAGCCACGCTACTACAGCGCTCTTACCAATCCCGTGTCCTGATGATATTGCATTTCGGATAAGCCTGCACGGGTCATCCCTCATACTGGTTGCAAGCTCTTCCATAAGCTCAAGCTGCCATTTTTGCGGCCATTTATTCTCCAGTTCTCCTTCTCCCCATGGATACATGGCTTTCACAAATCCCGCCGGGTCATATTCAAACTGTGCAATAAATTCGATTAATTCTTTTTCTATCATGATTTACCACCCTCAACGCGTCCCTGGGCTTTCTTAAGCACTGTTACTATATCTACTTTTCCGGAATGTTCTACTTGCTGCTGATCTTTCCACCCAAAGTTATTTTTTAAATTAAAAATGACGCCTACAACATTCTTTCCGTCAAGCAGCCTCTGTTCAAGCGATTCTTCTATTTTCGTTTTCGCTTTTTTTATAGCGTCAGAAAATTCACTTTCTTTTTCATACTGCAAAAGAGTTTCTCTTGTCATCCCCAAACCTAATGCTAACCCAGTAATAGTGTATCCAAGATTGTCTTTATCTCTGCTTTCAAAATATGCATCTATCTTTCTCTGCATTTCAGTTACGTTATCAAACTTCTTAGGTCTTCCTCTTGTCATCTCTCCTCACCACCTTTGCAAACTTTGTAAATAAAAAAGCACTCACGGATGTGAGTGCTTAATCTTAACTGCTTTTAAACGCTTTAGTCCATTTTTCCTTTATTCTTCGCATTTCTTCGTTGTACTTGACCAATAATTCTCTGTCAATATAAAACTCTTCATCAAAAGTGCTCTTCAATGTTCCAACTATTTTTAATAGCATTTTATATATTGAATTAATCTGCCAGACTCCATTTGATAAGCAATCATATTTACGAAACCTTTGTTCTCCATCTATAATACGAAAACTATCAATAGCCGTGACACCATGCGCTTGTTGAGATAATATATCATATACAAGATCATATACAAGCATTTCTTTTTCTTTTTCGCCATCATAAAATTCAATAGCTTTACACAACTGCCTATTGCTTCCCATATAAATCATATTAGGTCTACTAGAATATATCTCATACCATTCTTTTATATTCTTGTTTCTTAACAATATTTTATTTTCAATAAATTCAAATGCTTCTCTTATCTCTAAAATATTACTATTTCTAAGATTGGTTATTATTTCTTCATTTTTTATTTTTTCCTCTTGTATATCAAGTTCATATTTTTCTTTATTTTCAATCAAAACTTTATTATACTTATATTTTTTTATATCAGCTACCACAATAATGTATCCAGCTTTATCTCTCACATACTTCTTATCCTTGGTTAAATAACATAATTGCAATGTTATTTCAAACAAAGTTCTCGTTAAAACTTGTGCACTATCAACTCTTCCCTGATAAAACAAAATTGCTATACTATCTAAAATTTTTAACCACTCAACCATATATTTTATAGTAACATCTTTTTCAATTGTTGATTTATTATTAGTTTTATTAAAGCTACTTGTAGATTCTCTAATAAAATCGTGTATTGAGACAAAAAAACTACTGCTTTCATCCATCAACTCATTTGCTAGATCATTGTTCATTTTTACCTATCACCATCCATTTTTAGATGGTTTTATTATACCACAAAAGCCCACCAACACATTAAAGTTAGTGGGCTTTTGTCAATTTCTACACATACATTATAACACAGGTCAATACTCGCATTCTATCTCCTCTTTTAATTTTTGCAGCGCCTTAGAATGCATTTTGTGTATATACTGCCACGAATATCCCAAATCCGCAGCAATAACTTCCCAACGCTGGTAATTCAAGTAACGTTTGAACAATATAAGCTGCAACTTCTCATCATCAAGCATTTTAATTAGCTCTCTCGTTGCCGCTAATGCCTCTGTAAGCTGCTTAATATCGTTTTGAACAGACATTTCCACGTCAGCCATCTTCGCAACCGTACCGCCTAATTTGTCATTGTTGCAACCGCCCCCAGGCGCCAAGCTATAGACTGGAGTTATCTGCTCTGCCAAATCTCTTAGATCCTGCAGCATTTGTAAATCCGCTTCAAGCTGCTTCTGCCAGACCCATGCACTTTTTAACCTTTGCTTTATTTCATCCGTCTTAGGCATCGCATCACCCCTCTGCCCGTAAAACATCTGCAGCAACGTCTATCGCAGCACTTTCAGCTTCACTCAGATGATGACCATGCTGCACCTGCCCTAACATACCGATCACGCTCCGGAATCGCTTTTCTTTTACACAATTTACCCTACGACAGTAAACTTTATTCTCGCTTACTTGACAGCTCCACACGCAGCCCTTACACTTATGTGCCACTCTAATCACGCTCCTTCAGCGCACCTATACTCTTTACATTCATCAAATCTAGCCCACTCTCTATGGTTACCATCATCATCTATAAGTGGTACATTTTCCTCGTGTCGATCGCAGTCAGTGTTAGTACATGGTTTATCAATAAATTTGTTACTGCGGATACAGTAGGCTTTGTCATTCATTGTTTGTCACACTCCTGTTTTCTAAAACCCGCAAAGTATGCTATACCACAATTTCCATCTTTACACTTGTGCGGTATCTGCATGGAAGCTTCATACAAATATGGATTTCCTGCAAACTGTTGGTTTTTGATAACTTTACCTATAAGAACAGGCAACGCATCATATGGGACGTCGTGGGAATCTCCATATAGTAAAAGTGTCTCACAGAGCGCACATTTATATACAGCATGATATTTATTCATTCTACCTCCGACCAAAGCAATATGCACAAAAACCACACATAATTGCGAAATAAATTAATAATGCTAAATTCTCTCCTACATCAATCATTCTTTATATGCTCCTCCATCTTTTCGATTTCTTTTATCCACTGCGGAAGAATCTCTCCCCTATAGATGTACCAATCTTCTGACCCTGGCCAATCTTCCACAAAATAACGTGCTTCTACTGGCAGTGTTTTTACGAATTCTCCCGCTGCAACCAAATTACGTAAA